GAGCGGGGTGATCAACTTCGACTGTCGGCCACTGACACCCACCTACGGCATCCCCGAACCCCTCGGCGCCCTCCTGGGAACTCCCCCCTATGTTCCCCCACCCCTGGGAGAGGATGGCGCCCTGCTCATCGAGCACCCCGTCGGGGAGTTCATCTGGACCAAGCTGACGTCCGACGTCCTGGCCCAGGACATCCAGATCTTTGACTTCGAGCTCAACGGTCCGGCCAGCCTCGAGCTGGGGGACCAGATCGTCGATCCGCAGTTCTTCTACGATGTCACCCGACTTCCGTTCGGGGCGCGGGGGTTCTCGGGCTTCGTTCCCGGGACCTTCGCGATCGTGAACAGCCAGGACTTCACGACGACGAACGTCCCGAACCCCAGCACCTTCGGAGTGGCGACCGTCACTGGGGCGTTCACTTCCCAGGGATCCGGCCCGACGTCGGTCGGGTTCGAGCTCATCGTCCAGGACGCGGCCTCTCCCGCCCCGGCGACACAGATTTCCGGGATCGCCTTCAATCCCCGGGTGTACTTCGGTGCCGTCCAACAGCAGACGTTCGTTTTCACTCCAGAGACTGTCCTCTACTCGGATGACTTCGAGACGGACAGCATGACCAACATGGGCCTCGACCCGGCCTGGAACATCATCAATCCACCCCTCGGTCCCGGCGGGACGGGTCCCCAACGCATCGGGGAGATCCAGGGGACATGCGACGGGAACGGCTTCTTTGACCTGGCCACCCCCAGCGGAAGCTTCCAGATGTTCCTGGGATCGCTTCCCGGACCGTACCAGGCTCCGCCGTCGAGCAACACGCTCCCCGGGTACAGCGGGTTCTGTCTCGTCTACCGGGACTTCGACCTGACGTTGGTCCCTCCTGACAAGGGAGTCCACCTCCAGTTCATCGCGAACGGGGCGACGAACGACACTATCAAGTTCGTCAACTTCAACGTCTACGCGCAGGACGCCAGCAGCATGAACATGCCGGACCAGCTGTTGCAGACGCTGTTCTCGGTGAACTCTCCCGGTCCCTACCAGCAGTTCGACCTCGACCTGACCCCGTACATCGGGACGGTCTGCCGGGTCTACTTCCAGGTGGTCGACGATCGGATCGGCATCGACCCCATCTGCGTAGTGGTAGACCAGGTCCAAGTCATTCAGGGGTCGAACGTGGCCTCGAACCCTCTCGTCTTCGATGAGGCCTTCGTCCTCGCTCTTCCCGGATCTCTGCTCGAGAGCAGCAGGCAGATCAATCCCGGTTTCATCCAGGTCCCGGCCGGGTTCAGGTACTACTACGCGATCCCCATCTCGTACGGGACCCCGTTTTTCCAGTTTGACTTCAACCAGCAGCCGGTCCACATCGTGGCTACGATCACGGTCACGAATCACTTCGGGGTACAGATCCCCATGCGGATCTGGGAAAGCGTCAACGAAAATTGGGAAGGCGGGGCATTCGCCTCGCTACAGATATTCTAAAAGGAAGGAACATGCGATGAAAATTTTTCCGACGATCTACGCCTTGCTTCTGATCTCTCTCTTCTCGTTCGGTTGTACGTCCTGCGCGCACACGAAGCCGAAGCTGTGGGACACCATGGGGGACGATGACGCGGCCTACGCCCAGCACCTCATGCGGGCCACGGTCCAGATCGACCACCGGATGATCACCCTCATCCCCGACATGGAGAAGTCCAACGAGAAGGACGGACTGAAGCTGAAGCCGGCCGCGATGGTCGCCCAGGGAACGGGAGTGGTCGTCGCCGTGAGGGGCAAGGAAAGCCTCATCGTCACGGCGGCCCACGTCTGCAAGCCCCAGGACACCGTCCACGTCCAGCTGACCAAGGAAGTCGGGGTGGACGCTCCGGTCCTCGGGGAAGACTTTTTGATCTGGAACATGGAGCTCGACCAGATGGCCGCCCAGGCGCTGGTCATCGACGAGCTGAACGACGTCTGCGTCATGCGGGTCCTCGGGGTTCCGGGAGACGTGGTGGAAGTGGCGACCCAGGACCCGCCCATCGGAGCGAGAGTCACGGCCGTCGGCAGCCCCCATGGCTTCCTGAACTATCACCGAGCCTTCGTCACGGACGGTCGGTACGTCGGCGCCCAGCAGTACAAGGACCATCCCCACTCGGACACCGTGGCCCTTCCAGGGACGCACGGGTGCTCCGGCGGTGGGGTGTTCTACCGGGGCAAGCTCTTCGGGGTCATGTCAAGGATCCGAGAAGAGTTCCAGGAGATCGTCATAATTGAAGGAGACGCCCCGCTCAGGGACGCCATCAAGAAGGCAAGGAGCCTCTGGAAGCCGTGAACAAGTACGACGACGCACGTCAGGAAGTAGAGTTCGAGCCGATCACGATCGAGACGGTGGACCGCGCCGTGCGTGACTGGTTCGACCGTACCGTCGACGTCGCCGTCGAAACGCCGACCTCTGAGCGCGCCAAGGTCCCCGTCATCTTCAGCTCCGGAGAACGCTACGCCATCAAGAGGAAGGGCATCCGGGACCAGGCGGGCGTCCTCATCCTCCCTCTCATCTCGATCCGGCGTACCGGCATGGACGCCGACCCGAGCATGCAGGCCCTCGGTACTCAGACGGGAAACCTGACGATCGCCAAGAGGATCGATCCGAAGACCAACCAGCTCAAGAACAACATCCAGCGGGTCACCTCGGCAGGCATCCCGATCATGGGTCCCGGGCCCGGGGCGGTCTACCAGGTGACGCAGGTCCCCTTCCCCGACCGGAACATCTTCAACTACGAGCTAGTCATCCAGACGAGCTACACGAAGCAGATGAACCGGGTCCTCGAGAAGCTCTTCCGGGAGCTGGACATCCGGAAGACCTTCGTGGCTCCCATCATCAACGACGGACGACACTCCGAAAACGGGGAAGAGTTCGAAGATCGCAAGCCCTTCAAGGGAGGGTACTTTGTCGGGTTCTTCGATTCTTCCATGTCGGACTCCTCCAACTTCGAGGAGTTCACGGACCAGGAGAGGATCGTCCGGTACAGCACGTCTTTCAGGGTCCCGGCCAACCTGACCCTTGATACGGAAGGGGAAAAGCCCTCCGTCAAGATCACCAAGACGGCCTACTCCGTCGGTTTCAAGGAGAAGCTGGTATCCCGGGCAGAGTTCAAGAAGATGTTCCCGGACGAGCCAGAATAGACCCCCGAGTTTTTTACCCGAGAATTTTGAGAAAAAGAGGCCGTTGGGCCTCTACCCGTCTATTTAGACTTAGCACGGTGTGAGTTCTATGAATAGAACCGCAACCTTTAGGAGACATCTTACAGATGGCGCAAAAGTTTCTTAGCCCCGGCGTCTTTACCTCGGAGCTCGACCAGAGCCAACTGGCGCAAGGCGTGGCTGGAATCGGCGCGGCGCTCATCGGTCGGACTCCGTTCGGTCCCGCTTTCATGCCCGCCGTCGTCAAGGGATACGACGACTTCGCCCAGCGCTTCGGTGCGGTGGATCCGGAGTTCGCCCTTCCCTACGCCGCTCGCGGCTACCTGCAGAACGCAGGGGCTGCGACGGTCGTCCGTGTCCTCGGACACAAGGACGGCACGGGGACGGTCGCCACGAGCGCGGCCTACCCGCTCGGGTGGATCCCCGGACAGATCGTCGGCATCGCCGACGGTGTGACCGGCAGCGTCCTCCTCGAGCTGCATGCCGCCTTCCCGGTCCAGGTGACCGGAGTGGCCGGCGACCCGAACAGCTTCGTCCTCAAGGTCGTTTCGGGCTCCACCGCCCTGTTCGCCACCACGGCGTCGTTCCTGACGTCCTCGGCGAACTACGTCGGCAAGGTCCTGAACTCGGACCCGACCCTGTGGCCGACCTACTTCCACTACGTCTTCCGCAACCTGAAGTACTCGCAGCCGGCGGTGTCGGCCTCGTGGCTCATCGCCACGGAGCTCTCGGCCGCCAGCTTCCTGCGTGACTTCGAAGGTGGCCAGACCCAGTGGGTGAAGTCGCAGCCGCTCGGTGGCCAGGACTTCAACATGATGCGGTTCTGGACGCGTGGTCACGGCCTCGCGGAGAACGACCGCCTCAAGATCACCATCGCGAACGTGAAGCCGTCGCCGAACCCGCTGGCGACCCCGTACGGCACGTTCGACGTCATCGTCCGTGGCTTCTATGACACCGACCAGCGCGTCCAGAACCTGGACTCGTTCGTCGGGTGCACCATGGACCCGGACTCGGACAACTACGTCCTGAAGCGGATCGGCGACCAGGTCGAGATGTTCGACACGTCGCAGCGCAAGTTCATCCAGCAGGGCACCTGGCCGGCCAAGAGCAAGCTCATCTGGGTGGAGCTCCCGACCGCGACCCAGATCCCGGCCGAGGCGCTCCCCTGGGGCTTCCGCGGCTACATCGATCCGCAGTTCGCGCCGCTCTCGGCGTCGGCTCCCGGACCGTTCATGCAGGACATGCCGTACGTCCAGACCCAGAAGGACCGCTTCGGCAACCTCGACGCCAACACCGCCTGGGGCATCCAGTTCCTGTCGGGTGGCATCGTCGACCGCATGCGTCCGCTACCGGACTCCATCGAGTCGTCCAACCTGGTCAACCAGGACGGGGACTTCTCGCTGAGCAACCTCAGCGGTTCGTACCAGAACGGACGGCAGCTGTACGCCTACGTTCCCGGCTACGGCCTCTACCAGGTGCCGGTCTACCAGTCGGCCTCCCTCCACAAGTTCACGCTGCCCTTCCGCGGCGGACACGATGGCTGGGACATCCGCGTGGAGGACCCGCTGTACCTGAACAACGTGGACGATGAGACGATCATCGGCGTCATCGCCGAGAAGCGTGCCGTCGACACGGTGGCCAACCCGGACGCCTACGACATGAACCTCCTGGCTCTCCCGAACCAGGACAACCTCAAGATCACCGACTACGGTCGGACGATGGTGAACAACCGTCAGGACGCCCTGTACATCATGGACGTCACCGGCGCCAGCGTGAACGAGGTCGTGGGGCAGCTGCAGGCTCGCCAGATCGATGACAACTACACGGCGTGCTACTACCCGGACATGAAGCTGAACGACACGGTCAACAAGAAGATCGTGCGCGTGAAGCCCTCGGTCGCGGTGGTGGCGGCGATCGCCTTCAACGACCGCACCGCCCAGCCGTGGTTCGCCCCGGCCGGTCTGAACCGCGGTGGTCTCAACCAGTTCGGCATCATCGACGTGGTGGACCGCCTCACCTTCGACGACCGGAATGTGCTCTACGACAACCGGATCAACCCGATCGCGACCTTCCCGGATACGGGCATCTCGATCTTCGGCCAGAAGACCCTCCAGGTCGCGGCCTCGGCTCTCGACCGCGTGAACGTCCGCCGGCTCTTGATCTTCGCCAAGAAGACCATCGCCTCGGCCGCCAAGTACCTGGTCTTCGAGCCGGACAACCCCCAGACCTGGGACCGCTTCCTGAAGCTGGTCAACCCGATCCTCAAGAAGGTGCAGCAGGACCAGGGCCTCAACCGGTTCAAGGTCGTGATGGACTCCACCACGAACACGCCGGACATCGTGGACCGGAACATCATGGTCGGCAAGATCTTCCTCGAGCCGACCAAGGCGGCGGAGTTCATCGACCTGAGCTTCGTCATCACCGCACAGGGCGTCGAGTTCGGCTCGTAAGAGCCGCCTCGGCCTTGTAGGAGATAGAAATGCCTGCAGTCGGTGATCTCTACTTCGGTGCCTACTCCGGATCCGCGAAGGCGGCGGCCACCAGCAGCGTCCAGCTGCTGGCAGCCGACGTCAACCGGAAGGGTCTGATCGTCTTCAACGACTCCCCGAACATCCTGTTCCTGAAGTTCGGAGCGGCAGCGAAGACGAACGACTACACGCTTCAGGTGGCTCCGGCCACCAAGTACGAGTCGCCCTGGCCGCTCGTCCCGCAAGGGGTGATCTCGGGAGTGTGGGGCGCCGCCTCCGGCTCCGCCTACGTCACCGAGATCACCTAACGGGCAGAGGTAACCAGTGACTTGGCTTGCCGAAGCATACGTCACCGGGACTAACGGCCTCCCCATCAATCAGCTGGGTCTGGCCGTCTATCCTCTCGGTAGCGGCCTCTCTGGATCGGTCCCGGTCACCATCATCGGGACGGACCCGATCCTCGTTCAGGTCACTGCCTCCGTCGGTCAGTCCGTCGCCGTCAACAACTTCCCCGCCGTCCAACAGGTAACGGGTTCCGTCCTCACGGCTTCCGGATCCTTTGTCGAGCTTCTTCTCGGCGGCCAGCCGCTCTCCACAAACAATCCTCTTCCGATCTCTGGAACAGAGGTCAACGTCTCCATCAAGGGTGGGGTGCAGGTCTTTGTCTCGGCCTCCGTCCCGCTTTCTGTATCTCAGGCCACATCGTCCATCCCCTGGATCATCTCGGGCAGTACCGACATCACAAACTTCCCGGCGGTCCAACAGGTCACGGGAACGGTCGGTCTGTCGGCGGCTGACATCTTCCCGCCCGAGATGGTCGGGTCTTTCGGCGTCCTCCTGGCAAACTCCGAAGTTCCGATCGTCAACATCGCCTTCCCGTACGGGATCCCCTTCGAGCAGGTCCAGGCCAGCGGTGTCTTTGGCGGCACCGTCGGTTGGGCCAACGGCATCGCCAGCGTGCAGGCCGGAACAGGATCCAAGGGAGCCGCCAGTTTCGAGACAAACGACGCGTGTCGCTACATCGCCGGCCAGGGCGTCAGGATGAAGTTCGCCGGGATGTTCGCCCAACCGGTGGTCAACTCCATGCAGGAGATGGGCATCGGCGAGGACATCGACGGGTTCTTCTTCGGCGCGTCGGGAAGCAACTTCGGAATCCTCCGTCGGCAGAACGGCAAGGAGTTCTGGACGTTCACGAGTTCTTTCAGCTACGACAAGCTGGACGGGACCGGACCTTCGGGGATGCAGATCGACGTCACCAAGGGAAACGTCTACGAGATCGACTACCAGTGGCTCGGCTTTGGCGCCGTCAACTTCCTGGTCGAGAACCCCGACAACGGGAAGTTCATCCCGGTCCACCAGATCAAGTACGCCAACGCGAACGTCATCCCGAGCATCGCGAACCCGATCCTGCCGCTTCGCATGGCGGTCAAGAACTTCGGCAACACGACGAACGTCTCTGTCTCCGCGTCGAGCATGGGCGTCTTCACCGAGGGAGCCGAGCCGCTCGAGCACGGCAACCGTCGGAGCTTCAGCAACAATAAGATCAACGTCCTGACCGAGATCTCCATCTTCGCTCTCCAGAACGGCGACCAGTTCAACGGTCGAAGGAACCGTCTCAGGACCAAGATCGACTTCTTTGGCGGATCGAACCGGCAGAACAACACGAACGTCGAGTGTCGGCTGATTCTGAACCCGACCCTGGGAACATCGTCTTTCACGCCGATCGCGCCCGGTCTTTCGCCCATGTCTGTAGACATCGCCGGGTCCACCTTCACCGGCGGACGGGAGCTCTTCAACTTCCAGCTCGGCCCCGCGGGAACCCAGAACTTCGATCTTTCGGGCTACGAGCTCCGGATGGATCCAGACGACATCCTCGTCGTGGCAGGTTCGGGGTCGGCCAACAGTGGTATCTCGGTCTCTCTCGCCTGGGTGGAGGAACTATGATGCTGGAAGTCTTCTTCCGGGATCTCGTCTCTTCTCGTCTGGATGAGCCAGTCCGGGGCTACGTCGTCTCCATCCTTGTAGACTACACCACCCAACCCATCTCCAGAGAGCCGCTCTGTCTAAGACTTGGCGACCTCTCTGCGAGACGGGTAGTAGTCCTCAAGGAGGTGGGCGACGAGGCCCTTCTGGTCTCCGGCTTTCTAAGGGGCCCAGATCCAAGGTATTATGCCCAGATCGGGTCCGCGGCCTATGCCGAGCTGTCCAACCGGATCCGGGACCCTCTCTTCCGGCTCATGGCCCACGGGTTCCCCGACATCCAGGGGGCCCTGGCAGAGGTTCGGCGTGAGCTCACCCTCCAGGGGACGGACTACCTGGCCCTGGTAAGGGAAGCCCATCTGGGAGCCTCGGAGAAGGCCTGGAAGCGCCTGGAAAGCCTTGGCCTGGTGCTGCCCTCCTAACCTGCCTATTCTTCTACTCCGAATCGTTTCCCGAAATTCCGACCGAAAACTCGCGTCAACAGGTATTTAGACCTGAAGGGCGTCTCACACAATTGGGACGTCAGCACTTTAGGGAGAACATAGAAGATGGCCGAGACGCTCGATACGGCGCACCTCTTGGCGAACAACTACGAGCCGAAGAGGAAGTTCAGGTGGGTCCTCCAGATCGACGGCATCGATGCGTTCGTCATGAAGACCGCTGCTCGCCCGCAGCAGACGTTCGAAGAGACCGTCATCGACTTCATCAACACGAAGCGGTACGTCTCTGGCAAGGGGGCGTGGAACCCGATCGCGTGCACGATGCACGATCCGATCGCCCCGTCCGCCTCGCAGAAGATCATGGACTGGGTGCGACTCAACTATGAGCCGCTCACCGGACGCATGGGCTACGCGTCCTTCTACAAGAAGGACATCAGCCTCAAGCTCCTGGATCCCCAGGGGACGGTGGTCGAGCTGTGGGACATCACCGGAGCGTGGCCGCAGGACGTGAACTTCGGTGACCTCGACTACGCCTCTTCGGACAACGTGGAAGTAAGCTTCAGCCTCCGATTCGACAACGCGACCCTGCAGTTCTAAAACGAGGGTCAACGACGGTAAGGCACCAGGGGCGGTCCGAAAGGGCCGCCCTTTTTTTTGTGTACTTTTGGTGGGAGTGTGGTATAATTCTATTCACGATGACGATCTCACAACTGCTTCGGAAGATCAGCAAGCTCAAGGGCGAAGTTCAGGAG